TGTAAAACGTAGCCATGTCCTCGCTCAATTCCACGGGCGTGACGGCAAAGAACGGGTTCTCACCAGCTGCTTCCCAAGCGAGTTGGTTGCCGCCGTTTACCACCACACTCGACGTGTCTGTGACCAGAAACGAAAAGGGAAGAAGACCAGCGGCTGCGGAAAACGTCAGCTGCGAGCCGTCGATCACATTCGAATACTGCACGCCGTTCACCGTGATGAACGCGTTGGTGTATGACGCCTCGGAGTAGATCGCCGTCATGGTGACGTTCGAGTCCCCATCCAGATAGACCTCGCGGCCAAACAGCACAGTCTGACCGGGCGCGAAGTCGTCATCGGGGGGCGTGATGCCGAAGTCGATTGAGCCGGTGTAAGTCACCAGCGCGTTCGCGCTCGTTGCGGCAAGAAAAGCCAGTGGGAGTAGTAGTGCTCTCATACGTGAAGCCTCCTATGGAGTTTTTGGGGCGTCCCCCGTTGGCGGCGTCGGCGAAGTGCCTACGCCGGGTATCTTGAAAGTGTTGTCTTGCTTGCGGCGGATGCCAGTCTCGGAATCGTCTGAGCAATTAACATCCGCATAAAGGACCCAACCGAAGAATGCGAGTTGGTTCCATGAGCACTCCCGCAGCGTGTCTACCTGTGTGGTTATGCACCCACTCAGGGCTGAAAGTAGCGCTATAATGAGACTCTTTCTGGTTCGGATGGAACTGATTCTCGCCCGTCGAGGTCAATAGCAGTCATTGCGAACGTGTAATCACCGGGCGGGAACACCCGCGTCGTCGTTCGCGCTGTACCGTCTAATAATACCCGGCTCCCCGCCCATAGCAAGGCGAAGTTAGCGATCTCGTCTGGACGCAGCGGAGTCCCATCTTCCCGGCTATCGGGGGCAGTCCACTCAAATGTGACTGAAATTAGGGGAGCCGGGTCGGGCGAAGTGTTAGCGGTCAAGTCGATAACAAAAGTCGCCTCTATAACCTCTTGGATGCTGTCCTCCGTGGAATACACCACGGCTTCGACTACGGTCTGCCCCGGATTATATTCGTAGCCCGAGGTGTAGGGATAGTAATTCTCTCGCCTCTGGGTTGCCCCATTGCTCTTGAATATAACGTGATGCGGCTTGAAGCTAAGCAAGACCTCGACGCAGATATAAGAGCTAGTGACCACTGCGCCATCAAGCCGCTTAGGTACTTGGGGGGCGTTGTCCGACGTGCAGGCGTAATCCCATACCAGCCGGTCTTCCAGCGGCGGCGGCGTCGCCGTCGTCGGGGTATAAGGCTCTCCGCTTTCTTGCGGGGCTAAGACCCATTGCCCTTCGGGCCGTACAGAGAACTGACTCTGCGGGTTCTCATTGGCGGCCTTCTGCAAGGCCATACCTGCTTCGACTTCGGTGGCGTATAGAAACGGCACCCCATCACTGCCCGTTATCGGTATGCCGTCTTGGTAGACCGAATACCGGACTGCGGCTGTGAAGTCCTCTGCGCTTGGCAAATGGAAGGCCCATATCGCCAAGGGGATAACCGCCCACCATAGGTATCTATTGTCCGACATAGCTATCTAGCTCCTCTGGCCAAGCCCACTTAGTCGCCTCGCATACCGCAGAGCGGCGGGAACACCAGTCGCAAACACGCCAAGTGTGAGTTGCCTGTTGTCCGACAGGCCACACCGCGCCTTCCCGCACCGCGCAATCTGGGCAGATCATTCTTTTTTCTGCCTTCAAAACCCTTCCACCTCCAGCCTTAGAGTTTCTTCTGAGTGGCTTAGGCACTCAGCGAGCTTATCGGAATCAGCCCACTGGTGGCACCACGCGACCCGCGCCTTGTGCATCTTCTTAGCGAAATCAATCGCGGGAGGCGTCATGTCTGCCTTTGGATTTAGTTGTATTTCATAGTGCTTTTCCCACCACATAGTCGCGGCAAACACTGCGCCGAGAAGTACAACGGCAAAGAGGACCGTCTTCACTGCTGGGGAGCTGTCTGTGGACAAGGTTCTGCCTCCTGCATAGCAATACTGGTTTCGATATGGACTTTGGCGTTCGCCAGAAGGTCGCGGCGGTCGTACTTCCAGCCAAACCACAGCAGCGACAACACGCAGTCGCCGCCGGGGTCCAGCACATGAACTGGGGGGTCCATGTCGAACAAGCGTCTTGCCCGGATAATAATGCTGGTTCGTGGCATATCCATGTAGGCATTGATGTACCAGAGGGACTTCTTCAGGTCTTCGGTCCCGTTCTTTAAGCTGTGCCGCCAGAAATACTTAAAGGCGTTGCCGAGCATGAAATCCATACGCTTCGTAAAGTCTATGCACTCCAGCCCGCTGGGGTGGGACGTATAGTGTGTGGGGTGGTTAATCTGGTCACTCACCGCTTACGCTCCTCTGCGCGGATCTTATGCTCCCAGCTATCAAACAGCTCCCGCGTTTCTTGGTTAAGAACGGTTTTACAGTCTGGGCAAGACAAGACCTCATAGAGCCTTTCTAGTACCACCTTGCAGCGGTACCGCCACATAGCGGCGCGGACTTCCGAGCCGTCCATCAGTTCAGATTTCTCCACGAGCAACCTCTTCTCCGATTTCCTTAAACGATTTAGTTAGGTAATAAAGCCCCCGTGGGTACTGCCCAAGGAGCATCACCACCTCGTGCGTCGGCTTTTCACTGGCCTTTGTCCGTTTCACCACGGGCCTCTTGGACCCTACCTGCCGCTTTTTCCGGCACGTTCCGCAGCTCTCCCGGACTTTACCGCTTTCGGCAACGAAGGATTCAAAGGGCTTGAACCCATTGCACCTACTGCACTGTTTTGTCTGGGGTTGTTGCTGCTGTGTCATCGTCGTTCGCCTCAAACAAGGATGCGGTAGCCATATTGAAGGGGATCACTAACATCCGTCTGGGGTTATTGATCCCGTGTGCCGCGTTCATACCCGTCAAAGGGCGCAGGAGCTTGATGTAGCCCCCCATCGCCACAAGGGCGTCTAGGTGCGCCGCCACAAGCCCATGGCTCTCGTAGAGCCACCTACGCAGCGTCACAAGGTCTACGAGTAGCAGCTTGTCATCCTGCCCATACCGAATGGTTATTGGTTGCCTAACCGCCGCTGCCCGAACCTGACATACCGGAGGGTTCTTCGGCCGGATTGCCCAGTTGGTTATCACCGTGTGGTCGGCCTGTGACGCCATAAACTGCCGCAGGATGCCAAGCGCATTGCGAGACCCATCGTCGGACTCGACCTCTTCTCTCGCCGTCGTGATGCCCCGCTTGTAGTTGTCGATCAAAAACTTTTGAATGCCATCAACGTCGAAATTTACCCACCCCTGCGACTTGGCGATCTTCGCCCCGATGATCAGGGTGGCAACCGTTGACAAGTAAAACCGCTCGTCGGCTTCGGCACCCAACGACTTATGGAGCGCGTCTACCAGCGTCTTAACGGCGGTCTCCACCTTGTCATGGTTATCAACTAGCCACTTCGCGTACTTAACCCCTATGTGCCCATAGTTGTTGTCCAACGCCCCGAACCCGTGGGGGTTCGCCATCAGTTTGCGATTGAGCGGGGAGACGGTGAACTCCAGCACCCGCAGCATCCCCGCGTTTGTATGCCGGTCGAGCTGGGCGATATGCTCTTGTATCCCGGCGTTGGACGCGCAGACCATCATGGTCTTCCACATGGGGACGTCTTGCAGCGTCGTGTCCGCTTTCATCCGAGACTTCTCGCGGCCTTGTGTGCAGCGGTACAGGAAGTCTATGAACTTCGCCCCGTCCTTGTCATTGACTCGCACCTCGTCCCAGTACGCGGGCATGGTATTGGCTACGCTGAGCCGCTTGGTCAATGAGTTGGGGGTGTCGTTCATCTGGTTGATCAACCCCACCGGCTGGCCCCAAACCGACTGCCCCAGCTTCATGGCAAGCGACTTGCCGGTGCCGCTCTTCGGTGACACCGCGCTAAGGATGCAGCCCGAGACCCCCGCGAATTGGACCAGTGGCGCGGCGAACGCCGAGGCGAAGATCACCTCCGACTCAATGTGCTTTGCCTGCAAGGCGCGGTCAACGAGCCTGTGCCACTTAGCCTCTGAGCCTTTTGCTGTGAACATCGTTGATAGACTATGGTCAACAGCACGCACCTGCGTCTCTACGCCATTGGGCGAGTACGCCATGTTGCCGATCACGTATGTCGGGGTTTCATTTGGCTGCCAGCCATATTGAAGGATAGGGGTTTTCTTCCCTTTTGCTGTTGCGACTTTATCGTACCAGTCCACAAGTAACCTCTTAAAATGCGGTATCTCGGGGTCTCGCAGGACAATGCCCTGCGAAGTCAAGGCCACATACAATGCGCGGTCGTTCTTCGATAGCATAGATGCCGGGATGTAGACCCTCCTCTTGCCGCTCGTCATTTCAAAGTCGAATGCTATGTGGTTATCGGTGCTGTGGTCGGCCTCGAAAACGTCTGGGTTTGTCAGCTTCGGCCGCATAGCGAATTCGACTGTCTGATTCCCTTCCGCGTCCTTGACGATAATCCCGGTCCCATTGAAGATCGGGACGTAGGGGTATGGAAGGTCAGAGTTAGTAAAAGTCTTCGGTTTCTGGACCCCGAAATGGATCGGACTCGACCAGCTCTTGCCACGTTCGGGGCTACTCCAATGTGGGCAAGCGGAGCAGAGGTCCGGAGCGCAGCCGTGAAAGGTTTCGCACTTGGTTGCGCCGCCCAGCTTACCGCTTTCCTTGTCGGCTACCGCTCTAAGATAAACCCGCTCAGCATCCACCTCTGAGTAGGTGGGGTGCATAGAGCTGACGCCCCGCCACCAGTCCGCGCCGTCATCACAGAAGGCAAGGAAGTTCATGGTGGCAAACCACAGCGGGTACGAAGCCCCTGCGCCGCCGGTCATCTTCTCGTTCCGCAATACCGCACACTGATCCACGACCTGACTGAAATACCGGGTCTGGTTAGAGGTCCCGATAAGGTCTGCGGTCTTGTCGGTGAGGATGCCAACCCCCGGTCGAATCGGGGTGACATTATTCATGGGGTCTTGCGAGGCCTTGCGCTTCGGCAAGACAGAGACGAAGCTCTCTACAGAGTACGTGGCTCCGGTCTGCAAAAGGACACGGCAGTCCTGCATATTCTTCTGGTTGACGGTGCCGGGTACTCGCATGACGCGGGCTACGTCTGCTGTGACGGTAGGGTCGGCTAGCAGGTCAATGTCTAGCAAGTGCCGCTTGAATACGTTAGCTATCTTTTGCCATGCCCACACCGGGATGTGGGTATCTAATGCCCAGTACACATGGACGCCGCGCCCCGAGTCCACGACAAACGTAGGGGGCAAGAGCTTTTTTTCTGCTAACAGCTCACGCAGTTTGGCGACTGCGGCTTTCTTTCCGTTATATGAGGCGTTCGCGCCTTCGCAGTCCAGATCAATATAAAAGATTTTCTTAAACGCGGCGTTGGTTCCGGTTCTTGTTGTCGCGTTCGCATAGCTTCCGGTCGATACATAAATATCGGAGCTGTGCTGTAGGTACTGGTTTATCTTATCCGTCGCTTCCTCAACAGTGTTTACTGGGTGATCTTTCCATTGCGCCGTTTTTGTGCTTATGAAATACGGCCCTTCTGGTGGCAGTATTTGGCGTAGGAAGTCGCGTGTATCCATCTTCGCTCTCCGATAAAAAAGGGGTGTCGCCACCCCTTTTCTTATGCTTCTTGTTTAATTTAGAAAATCGTCAAGCCCTGCGATTACGCCCGCGAGGGCATCGTCTCCTGATGCTTTCTTCGCGTCGGCTTTGGATACAGGCTTCGCCGCTGATTTCGCCTTGGTAGCTGGCTTGTCCTCCACCTCTTCCCCCTTCGCTTTCCCCGTTGCCGCAACTGAAACCGCTGGTGCCGGGGTAGGATTGACCTCAAATTCGGTGTCTACGGCGACATTGCGCGGAGCGGGGGGCTTAGCAACCGGCATCACCGCCGGGACCGCCGCGCTCTGCATAATCGTAGCCACCTGCTCAGAGTGGATCAACTCCGCGACGGTATAAAGCTCTTCTTCATTGAGCGGCCGCACCGCCTTGAATGTCAGCTTGGGGAAGCTCGTGGAGATGTCAAACCCGATTCGAACCACGATGGTGCTGGCGTTGAACCCCTTAGCCACCATGCCCCGCGCAAACGCGGTCAGGTCCTTCAGGGACGCAGCGGGGACCCGCAGCAGCATGGGGCCGCCAAGCTCCTCATTGTGCAGGTTAGAGGCAAAGGTAACGGCGACTCGCTTGCTGTCGCTGCACGCCTTGGTCTTGTTGCCCTGCTCCGTAATCTTGCTGCCCCACACGTTGTGCGGGCAAGAGGCGCAAGACGGGGACTGCTTGTTCTCCGCCGCCGGATCGGGCTTCTCACCGTCAATCGACCAGCAGTCGGGCGCAGAATCGTCGCCTTCTTGGTAAGACTTGCGGTAGTAAATCTTGCTCAGACCCTTCTGCCAGTCCAGCAGCACCAGTTCAAGACTGGGCATGGGGTCGCCCGTCTCCGCGTTGACCAAGGGCTTCTCTTCGCCAGACACCTTGACCCGGAACTTGCTGCCCCGGATAGAAATGACCGGAAAGCCCCCGGATGAGGAAATCAGATCAGCGGTGCGGTCGCCGCCGAAAACCGCCGCCAGATCAGCGGGGAGTTTGTTTGGTGCAATGGTAATTGCGTTGCTCATATCAAGACCTCTTGACGTTAATGTTGGTTATGCGAGTAATCTCTACCCCCGGTGGCAGCTCACCGAACTCTTCAAGGTAGGTTTCTACCCCCTCTTTAGAAAGCGTTCGGGTGTACCAGTGGCCTAAATTGTTCTCGTCTACAAAGTTCCGGGCAGCCTCCCAGTCAGTTATCTTCACCCGCGATAAGACGGACTTGTAAGGCGTCCCATACTGGGTTCGTACCGACTCAACCCCCTGCTCGTTCATAATCCCTTCGATAAGGTTCAGCGCCTTCTCCATCTTCCGTAGCGTCGGGGCTAGCTCCTCCTTGTGCCTAGCCTCCATCTCCTTCTTCCTATCTCGTAGCTCAACAAAGGCCTCGACTAACTGCTCAAGTGTGAACCTTGGTTTGTGTGTGTCTGTCATTTTAAGTCCTCAAACAACTCTAACAGCGCCGCCTGAACGTCTAGCCGGTGCTTGATCCTTGAATAGATTTTCTTCTCTATAGGGGGTCCCTCTATGTGGATAATGTGTGTGTGGTTTTGCTGACCGGGCCGGGTTATGCGGGCGTTAGCCTGTTCATAAATCTCCGCGCTGTTGGTCGGGGAGTACCAGACCACTGTGTCGGCAGCCGTGAGGGTAAGCCCATGGGCCATTGTCTGCGGGTGGGCAATGACCACCTTAATCGCTTGGCTATGCTGAAACGTCTGGAAGATGCGATCCCTCTCCAACTTCGGCGTGTCCCCGTAAATCTTCGCAACGTCATATCCTGCCTTTTGTAGGTGGGCATAGAGCATGTCTACCGCCACGACGAACGGCGCGAACACAATCATCTTGTTCGAACACTCGTCTATTAACTCCTCCAGCAGGCTAAGCCTCGGCGTCGCCGGGAGCATCAGAACCTTCTCGTTCTCGCCATAGGCAAACCCACACGCAACCTGTAAGAGCTTGTTGATCACCACCGCCGCATTGACGGCATTGATCCTCCCCTCCTTGAATACTGCATAGCTCTTGTCCATAAGAGCCTTCATCACCCGCGCCTGATCCAGCGTTAGATCCACTGACCTAGTGGAGTAGGTGGTCGGCGGCAGGTCAAGGCACTCCGCCCGCTTAAACCTCACCGCAGGTTGCATCTGCTCGTGAACAATGACGTTCGCATTTTCCTTGGCAATCCACTTGAACTGCGACACCTGAGTCATCGTCAAGTCTTGAAAATGCTTGAAGTACGGACTCGTCTTCGACGGGTTGATCAGCTTGATCTGTGCCCATGCGTCACTTGGTTGCTTCGGGGTCGGAGACCCCGTCATGCCCCAAAGAAACTTCCTACCTTGCGATACCTGATGCGCCATTTTCCAGCGTTCAGTGCGCTTGTTCCGGTAAACCGCAAGCTCGTCTATCAGGACGACATCTATATCGCTACGCGCCTTCAGCTCTGGCAGCACCGTCCTCACACCATCATGGTTGATGATGTAAATCTCAGCGTCCTCCGCCAACCGCGCCCGCCGCTTATCCGCGCTAGGATGCCACAGGAGCGACGTTCGCAAGTGGGGCATCCGGCTAAACACCTCCCGCTCCCAAACCGTCGTCAGCGTGCTTAGAGGCGCAATGACGAGCATCTTACTAACTACACCCTGCTTCCGCAGATAATCGAACGCGAACAGCGCCGACAAGGTCTTGCCCATCCCCATGTCATTGAGGACAAACGCCCTCGGACTGTGGATAAGCATATCTGTGGTCACAACCTGTGCATGGAACGGCACGATCCCACACCAGTCGTAGTTGATCGACAACGGCGACGGGGTCTCGTACCCCAGATTCCGCAACAGTTGCAGTTCTTCCTTGTTCGCAGGAACCAACAAGAACTCGTGTCCAAGGTTTTCAACACGCTTACTGTGCGGAATCAACTTCACAACCTGCGGGTTGTAGTCGATCACCGCCGTGTTGTGCTTTGGACTAACCTCCAAGCGCATAGCCATAATACATAACCTGTATACGTAGGGGATATACTACGGAGTAGGTGGGAGACTGTCAAGCCATATTTTCAAGGCCTCAAGCCCATTGTCTGGATCTATGACAAACACCGTCGCACCAGACATCGCCATCCCCTCCATCGTCAACAGTTGGCGTGGCGTCGGCTTCTTGCCCTTTGCCTTGGTCTCAATGGCAAAGAACCTACCCCGGTAGCAACCAAGACAGTCAACCGTTGCAGCTCCATAGCCAGTCTGAACCGGCCAAAAATTATAGGCCCCGACGCTGGTCAACAGCTTCTTCACCTTCAACTTCACCTTGCCTTCCGGTGTCATCGCCATGTCACGACCCAACCTTGTGGTAGGCGCAGATCGAAACCCCGCAGTATTTCTTGCACAACCCGCTCGGCTTAGCCGGGAACTCACTGTCCTTGTGCGCCTGCTCAAACTTACGGATGCGTGGAAGAAAGTCATTCCAAACATCCATTAGTTCGGATTTCTTCAACTCTATCCTCCACAGCTCCTTTGTCTGCGCCCAGTAGTACGCTGCGTAATAGTTCTCTATCTGTGGGTAATAGCAAGACACCATCGCACACATCAGGTTGAGCTGGTCAAAACCCGCCTTCGGCTTGCCAAACTTCCAATCCACTACAAATGCCGTAGTTTCGCCAAGCATCAAAAGGTCAGCTGCGCCCCGACCCCATACGTCCCTGTCAAAGTAACCCGTCGGCGCAAAGTCCTTGGTAATCGCCAGCTTCTGCTCGGTCAGCAACTTGCCCGGAAACGAAGACAGAATACCCAGCAGCTCGCCGTGGTGCATTAAGTCCATCGGAAGCTCAACCTTTCGGCTCAGAAAGTTCTCAAAGTGCTTGTGCGCCTGCGTACCGTAGTCCGCAGCAGCATTGAAACTCTCCGGGAAATCCTTCTTTACTCGCGAATGGTAGAGTTTTTTTGGGCAAGTTTCGAAAGCCTGTATCGCAGAAAAACTCCATGCCGGTCCCGCCATTTCTTTCCTCACTTCGCCTGTCTGTAGTTGTCTGTTATATGTAGCGTACACTCCAAGGGCAGCGTATACGGATACCACTTCGGAACGGTAGTCATAGCTTTGCGAAGCAACTCCGCCATCAACTCTGCGCGAGACTCTTCAACGCAGTAAATCAACTCGTCGTGAGCCTGCCCCGCCGCGTAGATGCCAAGGTGCGACGCCGCTCGGTCTATCAGCAGCTCAACGTGCTGGATAATCATCTGCGCTATCGCCTGAACGACGTTCTCTATTAGCTTCCCACCATACAACTTGGTCCCCGCCACGCCGCTATTATTTGTGTACGTCCATTGCCCGACCGGGTCCATCTCAAGGTTGGGGTAATAGATCCGGCGGCCCCCAAACACCGTTATGTAGGGTCCGTCATTGCAAGTAAAGCCAAAATTAAACTCGCGATTAACTCCGCTATAGATGAACCTTATAGCGGTATCTGCCTGTGTCCATAGATGTCGGATTCCTGAATATGCCGCCCGGTAGGTCGACACCACCGTCTGCGCCTCGTCAATAGACATCGCCCCTTTGCCGAGATTGCTACATACCATCTCGCGGAACTTCTCAGCCCCGCAACCATAGCCGAGACCCAGTATAGCGGTCTTACCAACAAACCGCTCGGCAGGATCGTTCTCCGCAGTTATCGGCCGCTTATATAGCCGCGAGGCAAACTGAGCGTAAACATCCTGCCCTGTACCAAACGCCTCAGTGAGATGGGTTTCCCCCGCTAAAGAGGCAAGTATCCGCGCCTCAATCTGCGACAAGTCCCCCACTACTAGCTTGTACCCCGGCGGCGGCACAATCGCTTCTCGCACCACCGATCCTCGTTGAAGGTTCTGAAGGTTTATCTTCGCTGCGCCGCTCAGCCTCCCAGTGTGCGCACCAAACCACATCAATGGGAATGGCAGCACTGGCGTCTTAAACGACTGTGAGACGTCCAGCAAGCGCTGTATCCGCGTCTCCTCTATGGTGGACTTATGCCCCAGCCGGGCAGCCACCAGCGCCCCCACAGCGCCGCTAGGGGGGTTCTCCAATAGGTCCTTCATCGCTTGGTCTGTCTTGGCAAACGCATAGATGCTCTTGCCAGTGGTAGGGCTTATCTTCATCGGGGGATCAACGCCTAGGTCCGTAAGCGCAGCAGCAAATAGCTGATTCGACATTAACGTCTTGCGATCAGACATCCCCGTCCGTGCCAACAACCGCTTCTTCTCATACTGAATCGCAAGGGCTTGGTCCTCCAACTTCTGCGTGTCTACGTGCAGCTGGGGGACCACCATCTTGCGGATCGTAAGATGCAGCATCCGAATGTCTGACGGTAGCAGTTGCTCCCGCTCAACCTTGTAGAGCATATCGCACAGCTCGACGTCCGTTGCACAGTACGCCTTGTACTCAGCCAGCTCCGCGTCGGTTAGGTCAAACAGGGTTCGCCCGCTCATATTGGCAAGGGCATTGCCCTTCTTCACGGGGGCCTCAGTATCCCCTCCCATCTTGCGGTACAACTCCGTCTGAATGTACCGCGACGCCTTATCCAGACTCATGCTATGAGAAAAGGGGGTTATATGCGCTCGCGCCCCCATCATCGTGCAGAACATCTCCGTCGGAACAATCCCGTACCTCCATGCGAGGATGGAGCAATCGAACTGCGCGTTGTGGCAAACCGCTCGAAACTCCCCAGAGAAAATCTTTCTTACTTCTTCCTCAGACCCAACCCCAAGCTCCTTGGTCTGTACCGGACCATCGTCTACCTTCCAGCCGATAAGCATCGCCTTGAAGCGCGGGTCCATGATGTACTCCATCGGCGTCAGCTTGCGGAGCGAGTAGTCCTTGTCAAAGTAAGTCTCAAAATCAAATACGATAGTTTTCAATGCAGATTCTCCTCTCCGGTGACGTCAAGATTTAAACGAATTGCTCCTTGCACTATCCGCGTTAGCATCTGCAAGTAGGGGGTACACTCTTGTTTATCTACTACCGTCGCCAGCGTAGAAATCGCCGTCATTAAATTACCTACCTCTTCTATCGCTTCAATCCCCGTATTCCCCGCGAGCATTAGGTCATCGCCCGTATAGCAAAACAGAAAAATTCCAATGTCTTCTATGTCTGCCCTTTGCTGCATCAGTGGGAGAAAGTCCTCAAGAAAGGCATACAACATCTCTTCGCTAGTCACCGGCTATGCTCCTCAAATAAAACCACATACGGGTCTTCATGCTTCCAATGGGCGAATTGGACCTTCCGCCTAAACCTCGGCGGCCTATTCGTAAACGTAGAATTGGTTATGATCGCGCTTATATCCTCCGCATCGTAGGTGTTGTAGAACGCCCACTGACTCACGCTGAACAACTCCTTCGGTATCCACGTCTTGGCTACCGAGGCTCCGTCTTCGTCTTTATCTACAATCGTCATCCCAGACGGCAAGTAGACCCAGTGGGTGCCACGCTTCAATTCTTCACACGCAGCGACGCAATAAGTACCCCACACGATCTGCGATACGTACTTCCACATCTTCGACAAGTCTTTAAGTTGATGCCTCTCCAAGACCCTCTCTAACGTGTGATATGCCACCGCAGCATTTACGTGCATCGGCTTCACCGCCCCTTTCTTCTTGTCTATCGAAACTACTACAACCCGCAATTCTCCTTCCGCATCCGCGCCGTCGTAGAGCGGATCAAGACCTATTATTAGCTCCGAGTGCGGCTTTCCACGCTTCGACTTCAAGAGGACTGTCTCTACGGCAAAGTACCCCATAGCTTTCAGGATTACTTCCCTGTTCCGCCTGAACATCGGCCCCGCACGCCGACTCCCCGGTCCCTGTCCATTGGCGCGGGACGCCCTCTCCGCGTCCATCACACTCATCCCATGCTCGCGGTGCTCTCGCACCATACGCTTCAACATCCCCTTGGCAAGGGAGGGATCAACTCTCGTAACATCTAAGAACGCTTTTGTGACCATTGGGTGTACCCCTCTTCTTAAACTCTTTCTTTCGGTCTATATGTGTCGCCGCCCTGTTGCGGCACGCCTGCTTCGCTACCAGATTGCGAACTTTTACCTTCACCTACTACCCTCCTAACAGAGAAAAAAAAGGGGCAGCCGAAACTGCCCAAGTCGGAGACCTGTACTCTTTAATTGTCCCAGCTAGTCCCTTCCTCCAAACGCTTGATGATCCCAAACGCCTCCGCAAACTTCTCCTTGCGGTCTTCCGGTGCGCGGTCAGGGTGGAGGCAATTGAGAACCAACTTGAACTCCGCCTTAGTCATCAATGCGGGCGCTCCCTTCAAGCGGTTCGCCGCCAGCTTCGCATCCAACTCCGCCTTCTTGCGCAGCCTCTCGCCCGTAGCAAACAGCGACTCGGTGCGGTGTATCGAAATCTCTTCCGCTTTCTTATTCACTTCATCGGAAAAGACCGCCTGTAACTTCTTGGTCTCTCTTTCGAGTTCGACCGCCACCGCCTTGACGATAGTGTCCGCCTTCTTCTTCGGCAAACCATCAACAGCTTTCTCAACTGAGCCAACGACAATTTTCTTTGTCTCGCCGATCTGCTTGCTCGACACCTCCACTTGCTTGCCCGTGATGAAGGCAACTTGACGCTTCGCATCAGCTATCGTCCATGGCCCGCGATACTTATAGTCCGGGTTTACGTCCGCATGGTACGACTGCCCAGCGACCGCAAAACCCATCAGGTCGCTTAGGTTCGTCCGTGCTTTTGCGTCCCCCACGTTTTCCTTCCAAAAGTTGTACGCGGGAAGCAAGGTTAAACATACCGTCCAGCTCAGCCCACGCTGCGACGCCTCTGTTGGGAACAGGGTAACCAGCGCTCCGTTCCTCTGCGCGACATCGTAACGGATGCCGCTCGCCTCGCAGATTTCCTTGGCTGAAAAACGAACCGGCATAATGTCGGTTCGTTTTTTAGCGTGCTGGTTTCCTTCCCGCGACCCCTTCACCTCGTTGAACCACTGCCCGATCTCGCGGTTTGTGAGATCCAACTTCCTGACAAGGGCTTTACCCTCCGCGATGCGGTCTTGGTCTGTCTTTTCTCCTGCCAACAGGACCTCCCCCTCGTGTTCGAACTGCACTACATCTCCCATCTCTACACCTCCAAATGAATAAGGGGCCGCCCAGACATAGGCGGCCCAAGCAATTACTACCCAGCCTTGTGAGTAATCCCAACGATCACTGACCGCCGCACATCAAACCCAAAACGCCGCAGCTCCGGCGCAAGACGCTTCACAACGTCCACCAGACGGATGGAGGCAACGGGACCGTACAACATATCGTGAAGCTCAGTACGCGTCGCTTCCGCCTCCCACTCCACAACAAGCCGGGCTACCGCATACGCGTCGCCAATACGACTCCCAGTCACTTCGCCGCCACGGAAATACTCAACAAACGTCTCGTAATGCTTCTGATCTTCAAAAACGTGCAACAGCGCCGTTCTAAGCAACGGCGTTATTTCACTAGGCTTTTTCGCCCTTTTCGACGCAAGCGTCTGCGCCATATCAAAGCGCGGGGGATTAGGAACTAGACTTCTTGCCATGGTTCTATCCTTCTAAAATCCGGTAGGCCCGCCGGAATTCGGGTAGCAGGTGGATACCCACTGCAAGGCACCCTCTTCAAGGTAACTTGCACTGGGGAATCTCGTGGTTTCTTTCTATTCGATAGGTGCGTATACTAATGGTAGTACGCCTACTATGTCAATGGAGAATATCATGCCAGCTAGAAACCTCGCCGAGTACAACAAGACAAACCCCCTCGTCCCCGTTCGCATGACGGTCGCACAGAAGAATGTCTTCCGGGCCGCCGCCGAATACGATGGGCATTCGCTCAGTGGGTGGCTAAAAGCCCTAGCCATGAAGCGGCTTCGCGAAATCAAAATCGAACGCAAAGCCATGGCTGACGAGTGATCGCGCCGCGCTGACCAGTGGCGCAGTTGGGGACTGTATCCTTACAGTCCCCCCTCCGCTTACATGAACCGCAGGTTCAGACCATCACACTCCGGCCGGAACATCGTCTCCAGCAAGATCGGATCAATATCAGCAATCCGAATCGCCTCCTCCTCACTGACTTCCTTCGCCCCCCGCGCCGTCGTCGTTCCAAGCCGCGCCGTGTAGTTCTCTCCTAAGAAACTTACCAGCGTCGGCCAGTCTCGCCGTACCTGACCATACGTCGAGCGGTTATCAAGAAAGTTCGATACCGTATCGTAGATAAACTGATTGCTATCAATTATCTCGTTATGCGCCCGCATCATCTCCAATACCGGTACGTACAACGGCGAAGTCTCTCGCAGGATCACATCCTGTATAGCGCGGTAATCAATATCAGGCAGCATGTAACCTTTCGTAGCAACAACTCGCATCCTCACCACCGTGTTCGCCCGAGTCGCGAAGGCCTCGTGAACCGGGATCTTCACGTTGTGGAAGCTCGTCGTGTCTAAAATCGTCGCCTTCCAATTATCTGGCTGCGTCGCCCGGAACGCCATCGTATTGCGGAAAAACTCACGTATCTCCGCAGGCACCGCGTCCCAGAACGCGTCGTGAGACATCTTCTCCGGGCTGCTGTAACCATTCTTCCTTGCCACCTCAATCATCGCCGCGTTGGCAAGTGCCCAACGACGCTCCAGAAGGTTTTTAACCCGCTTCCGCAGGTCGGACTTATTGGTCGGATTGATCTTAACTGTCGCCATTTTGTGTGTACCTCAGTTGTGTGATGTAGTTCAGTGCTTCTTGTAAATAATTTCTACCTAAAAACGGCTCTATCGAAATATCAAAGGTCTTAGTCGACTTCGAAAATGACACCGTTGCGTTCTGTCTTCCAATCGCAGTGTCAACATACACTCGGGGAAATCTAATGTGTTGCCCTCCAACAACTCGCACCTCCCCTGTCCATAGCCAAACGCTGCCGCCAAACCTCTGCGCCGCAGCGAAGTCCAGCAAGGCCAGCGCCGCCGCGAACTCCTCAATTTTCATCATTTCGGCGGCCCTCTCCCAAACTCCCAGTCAGAAGTTATAAAATTCCATAGATAATGGAACTCCCTGTTTTTTATCGCTGTATTCAAATGGAAATTGAACATATATCTATTGCCACGATAGACGGCAATCACCCCTCGCGGCTGCGATAGCGACACCATGCGGTAGCCAGCAAGAAGCACCGCCGCACGGAATGCCGCCTCATCCATCTCTTCGTTATCGGTAAATGTCATCGCCGATCTCTTTCAATTTGCGTTCATACTCCTCCAGCACATTCTGAACCCAGTCTCCCCAGCTCATATATATTGGATTCGACCGGTCAACATCCGTTGTGTAGCCAACACAGACGCTAGCCCCGCTGGCTAAGGGATAACAGTAAATATACCAACCGTTGTCGAAAAACGGCTCCGGCTTTAGGCCGTTCAGGATCAGCACCGCAAATGCTTCTTCACGAGAGTTTATTTCCATTGTCGCTCGCCTAGCAGATTTCCTTGGTTGACGAGCAAAGGACAATAGTTGTCCTTTGCTTTTCCGCCCCCGTACAGTGGCGCAGGATTATGACTTTAGGTATTCCAGCGCAGCTCGCAGACGCTCAGGGTCAGGTCGCTCAGTCGGCAACGTCGCCCAGCTTTCGCCGCGCCGGATGAAGCCTATCATTCCGATGGAGACGCGCTGGCCGCCCGTCGCAGCCACGGCGTCGGCTATCCGACTAAGCGAGACCCCTATACAAGCCAGATACCTTATCAAATGAACATCACTTGGCGTCAGCTTGCCAGTGTCATCATCCTGCGTGTTCTCAGCGTGCGTTCCAATCCGCAGGTGGAGCGGGTTCGTACAGGCTTTGTTGGGCCGCTTACCGTCGACAAGGGGGCAGGCGTGCATCACCACCATGCCCGGCGGCACCGGGCCGTGGTGCAGTTCATAAGAGATTACGTGGGCTAGGGGAGTGGTGCGGCCGACGCGGAGCACACCGTAGCCTTTCTGGTTCACGCAAGCGTTCCAACCCCAGCAGTCGTCGAGATACTTACCGGGCACGGCGTACCCAAAGAATCTCTCCTTGAGAGACTTCGCCGGGACAAGATCAAGATCCCCGGCGGCGCGAGCGGCTATGCGGTGGGTGCCGCACAAGCCCCGCGCAACCGCTGGCTTCTCGCAGTTGTCGACCGAGCATAGCTCCCCTGCCGCCAGCTTCTGCGCCTTGCGGCGGCGTCGGTAGTGCATATTACAGCGCACACCGTTGAACGCATGTTTGTCATTGGTGCGGTCGCAGCCGGGAG